CAAGTAGCAGGTTTTTATCGTGACGTTGAGTTACCAGAACCTACTAATACATTAGATGACGTAGAGAAAAAAATTGCGGAAAAGATGGGCTTTAGAGCTACGTCGGATGATCGCTATAAGCTGTATGAGACTCAAGTTTTCTTGGACTTAGAAGGATATGAAGATAAAGACGAGAATGGTAAACCTACAGGTATAGCATTGCCTTACATTGTCACAATAGATAAGTCTTCACAAGAGGTATTAGCTATTCGTCGTAACTGGGAGCCAGATGATGAGGGCTGTCAGAAGCGTAACCACATGGTGCACTATGGATATATACCGGGTTTTGGTTTCTATTGCTTTGGCCTAATACACTTAATAGGTGCATATGCAAAGAGCGGTACATCCATATTACGTCAGTTAGTTGACGCAGGTACATTAGCTAACTTGCCGGGTGGTTTGAAATCAAAAGGTATGCGTACTAAAGGAGATGACACTCCTATTGCACCGGGTGAATGGCGTGATGTTGATGTGGCGTCTGGCACCATACGTGACAATATTCTTCCTCTTCCATATAAAGAACCAAGCCAAGTGTTATCTGGTTTGATGGATAAGATCATCGATGAAGGTCGTCGCTTCGCAAGTGCCGCTGACTTACAAGTTAGTGATATGAGCGCAAACAGCCCAGTTGGTACAACGCTAGCTATATTAGAACGTACGCTGAAAATTATGTCAGCTGTACAGGCGCGTATCCACTATGCGATGAAGGAAGAGTTCCGCTTATTAAAGCGCATCATTGCCGACTACACACCAGAAGACTATAGCTACGACCCAGTTGAAGGTTCACGTCGCGCTAAAAAATCTGACTACGACAATGTAGAAGTTATACCAGTATCTGACCCTAATGCGGCGACGATGTCGCAGAAAGTTGTGCAGTATCAAGCCGTCATGCAGATGGCACAGCAAAGCCCACAAATCTACGACCAAGTAGAACTCAACCGACAGATGTTAGAAGTGCTTGGCATTAAGAACATAGGTAAGTTAATACCGAGCGCAGAAGATCAGAAACCGAAAGACCCTGTGTCCGAGAACATGGCAGTCTTAAACAACAAACCTGTAAAAGCATTCGTGTATCAAGACCACGAAGCGCACATCGCTGTACACACATCAGCTATGCAAGACCCAAAGATTGCACAAATAGTTGGACAAAACCCACAAGCACAAATGATGATGGCTGCAATGATGGCCCACATCAACGAGCACGTAGCGTTCCAATATCGCAAGGATATCGAGGAGCAATTAGGTATACCGCTACCAAAGATGGACGAAGAGTTAGAGCCAGAGATGGAACAAGAGATTTCTCGTGCTATGGCAATGGCGGCTATAAAACTGCTAGAGAAAGATCAAGGCGAAGCTCAACAGAAACAAGCTCAACAAGCAGCACAAGACCCAGTCTTACAAATGCAACAACAAGAGTTGCAACTGAAAGCGCAAGAAGTTCAACTCAAAGAAAAGAAACTGCAGATAGATGCAGCAGCAAAAGCAGATCAACTCGAGATTGAGAAATCTCGTATCGAGGCACAGAAAGAGATTGCAGGTATGCAAGTCGGAGCAAAAGCACAGAAAGACAAGTTAGAAATGGAGTCAAAACAACAGTTGGAAGGGCTGCGTATTGGGGCAGAAATCTCAAGAAACAGAACCCAAATGTCGTTACAAGACCGTCAATCAATGCGACAGTCACAGCTACAACGTGAACTAGCCGACAAGGCTAAACAGGGAAAACCTACAAAAGGTGAGTAATGGACAAAATTTTAGAGATTATCAAGCACCAGATAAACGAGAAACAAGCACAAGTAGCACATGCTATGAGTGAAGGTGCGGCGAAAGATTACGCGGAATACCGCGGAATGTGCGGTGAAATTAGAGGTCTTTCCATCGCAGAAGGATACATACTTGACCTTGCAAACCAAATGGAGCGAAACGACGATGAGTGAAAACTTAATTATTGCGACAGAACACGGTGAAACATCCGAGTTACCGCAAACTACAGAAGAAAAGGGTAAACAGTTGCCAGAACCAGTGGGGTACCACATTTTGGTAGCACTTCCAGAAGCCGAAGAGAAGTTTGAAAGCGGCATTATTAAGTCAGACGAAACACGCCGTTATGAAGAGGTTTTGGCTACGGTATTTTTTGTAGTTAAACTTGGCCCGGATGCTTATAAAGATGCTAATAAGTTTCCTACAGGTCCTTGGTGTAAAGAAGGCGATTTTGTCCTTGCAAGACCAAATAGCGGTACACGTTTGAAAATTCACGGACGCGAGTTCCGACTATTAAACGACGACACCATCGAGGCTGTTGTTGACGATCCACGTGGCATTAGCCGCGCATAAGGAGAAAGATATGGCAGATATTGAAAGAGTAGAATTTGAGTTTCCAGATGAAGTAGAAGCTAAATCTGGTGGTAAAGTTGAAGCTAAAGATAACGTCGAGGATGTAGATTTTGATGTTATTGACGATACTCCAGAAGAGGATCGTGGCCGTGAGCCATTACCAAAAGAGGTAGTGGATGAACTAGACAAAGATGAGCTAGAAGATTACTCTGAAAAAGTTAAGAAAAAACTAATCCAGATGAAAAAGGTCTGGCATGATGAACGCCGTGAAAAAGAACGGGTTCAACGTGAGCAGCAAGAAGCTATTGCGTATGCGCAACGTATACTTAAAGAGAACGAAAAGCTAAAATCTAGGATAACTGCTGGGGAAAAAACTTTCCTGGATACCTATAAAGGCGCAGCGGAATTAGAACTAGACGCAGCTAAGAAAGCCTATAAAGATGCCTACGATAATGGGGATTCTGATAGGTTAGTAGACGCTCAGCAAAAGATTTCTGACGCTAACTATAAACTTCGTAAAGCGGAAGAGTATGTTCCCTCTTTACAAGATGATAAATATACTGTACAAAGCGAACAAGAAGTACAAGTGTCTCGCCCTGACCCAAGAGCTACTGCGTGGCAACAGCGCAATACATGGTTCGGTCAGGACGAGGAAATGACCAGTCTAGCACTTGGACTACATCAAAAATTGGTCAAGGAACACGGGGAAAATTATCCCTCAACGAATGAATACTGGGAAAAAGTCGATAGCACTATGCGTCGCAGATTCCCAGACTATTTTCAAGATGAAACGTCTGAAGCGGGAACTAAACCTGCTGGACGTACCGAAAGATCCGCCACGGTAGTTGCTCCTGCGACACGTAGCACCGCTTCCAAGAAAGTTGTGCTCAAGCAGTCAGAATTGGCTATTGCCAAGAAACTGGGAGTTACCCCTGAGCGATACGCCCGTGAAAAACTTTTAACAAATGGAGGCCAATAATGGCTGAAAACAAATTGAGCAGAGAACTTGAAACCCGTGCTATTCAGGAACGTCCTAAGCAGTGGACACAACCTGAGCTTTTGCCTGAACCAGATAAGCAGCCCGGTTTTGCGTACAGATGGATTCGCGTATCAACTTTACAGAATGCAGACCCACGTAATCTTTCAGCAAAAATGCGTGAAGGATGGGAGCCAGTAAAGCTTGAGGAGCAACCAAAATTCCAACTGCTAGCCGATCCTAATAGTCGTTTTAAAGACAATGTTGAGATTGGCGGACTGTTGTTATGTAAGACCCCTATCGAGTTTGTGGAGCAGCGTAATAGCCACTACCAGAAACAGGCCGAAGGCCAGATGGAGTCTGTAGATCACAGTTTAATGCGTCAAAGCGACCCACGGATGCCCCTCTTTAATGAGAAAAAATCTACGACAAGCTTTGGCACTGGAAAATAGTAATTAATTTTTTGGAGAAATCATGGCTTATCCTACTGTAAGCGCTCCCTACGGCCTAAAGCCGGTCAATTTGATCGGTGGTCAGGTATTCGCAGGAGCAACCCGTTTAATGCAAATTGCAAGTGGCTATGCTACTAACATTTTCTACGGTGATTTAGTAAAACGCGTAGCTGACGGAACTATTGAAAAAGACACCGGCACTACTACTGCCACTCCTTGTGGCGTGTTTTTAGGTGTTCAGTTTGTTAATGCTTCTACTGGTCAAGTGCAGCAACAGCAGTATTACCCAGCAAGTCAGGCTATCAAGTCTGGTTCGCAAATTTTTGCTGTAGTTGCAGATGACCCTGACACACTGTTTCAAGTAGCTTCTTGTTCTGCTACTACTGTTATTGCCCCAATGGGTATATCCGCAATCGGTAACAATATTGCATTGATTCAAAACGCTGGTTCTACCAATACTGGTAATTCCGCCGTAGCAATCGATGAAGGAACTCAGGCAACTACAAATACTCTACCAATTCGTATTATTGACGTGGTTAGAGAAACAGCAACAGGCGCTGACGCTTTTGTTGAATTTATCGTCAAGATAAACGCAACTATGCACCAGTACAACAATCCAACTGGCGTATAAAAGGGGGCTAAATCATGGCTATTTCACGCGCACAACTACTGAAAGAACTCTTACCGGGCTTAAATGCTTTGTTTGGTATGGAGTATGCAACTTACGGTGAACAACACAAAGAGATCTACGAAACAGAGACCTCTGAGCGTTCGTTCGAAGAAGAAACAAAACTTTCCGGCTTCTCAGCTGCACCAGTCAAAAATGAAGGCTCTGCTATTCGCTATGACAATGGTCAAGAAGCATGGACTGCTCGATACAACCACGAAACAATCGCTTTGGGCTTCAGCTTAACTGAAGAAGCAATCGAAGATAACTTGTATGACTCGTTATCCGCTCGTTATACCAAAGCTTTGGCTCGTGCTATGGCTTACACTAAGCAAGTTAAAGCTGCTAGCATTTTGAATAATGGTTTCACCAACTCCGCTGCTTACTATGGTGGTGATGGTGTGCCTCTGTTCTCTGCTTCGCATCCTTTGATTTCTGGTGGTGTTAACAGCAACATCCCATCAACCGCTGCTGACTTGAATGAAACTTCGTTGGAAAACGCTGTTATTCAGATTGCTGCTTGGACTGATGAACGTGGTCTGTTGATCGCTGCTAAGCCAAAGAAATTGATTGTTCCACCTGCTCTGCAATTCGTTTCTACTCGTCTATTAGAAACCAGCCTCCGTGTTGGTACTGCTGATAACGATATCAACGCTATCAAGAACAATGGTTCAATCCCAGACGGCTACACTGTCAACAACTTCTTGACAGATACAAATGCTTGGTTCTTAACAACCGACGTACCTAACGGTATGAAGCATTTTGTACGTAGCCCACTGGCTAACTCAATGGACGGCGACTTTGATACTGGTAACGTACGTTACAAGTCTCGTGAGCGTTATTCGTTTGGTTGGTCTGATCCGCTCGGTATGTACGGTTCAGCTGGCGCTTAATAGCGTTTTAGTGAGAGGGGGCTTCGGCCCCCTTTTAATTAGCGAGGTAGATATGAATATTTTTATACAAAAACAGATTGAGTCGTCAGAACGTCTATACAAAATGATGTTCCAAGACCATGCGGATCGCGTCAAAAGCGTGGTAAGTGTATATGAAGTAAGTGAAAGCCTACAAAAAAAGTTGGACCAACGTGATGCTGAAATAGCAAAATTACGCCGACAACTACGCGCCTACGAGGTTATAGAGCGTATGTAGCTTGTTTTACGGCTGTAATATTTATGGCATAGTATTAGATGGCAGCCAGGGGTGGTTGCTTTTTTGCTATGGAGAACACTATGCACGTAACTATTATTTTTGAATGCGAATACGAAGAATTATTTGACGACGTTGAGTACGAAGAGTATGAAGATGATGAAGACGGCGTCGAGTACGATGAAGATGGCGTAGCTTGGTGGTTTGATGAAGAATCAGAAGTTTGGTACTTCTACGATGAAGATTTTGATGACTGGTTCGAGTGGGATGAAGAAGTAGGAGAGATTGAGTATTACGAGTTTGAAGAAGCAACTAAGTAATCTGAGGGAGCTTCGGCTCCCTTTTTCTTTTTCTGTAGAAATTCTGCGTCGTGTAACTTTCTGTGGCAATTTGCACAAAGAACAATACAGCGTTCTTCTATTTCCTTTAATGCCCCTCTATAATTTCCATTAGTAAGAAGTTTGTTAACTTTTTTATTATCTTTTGACCTAACAACATGGTGAAAATCAAAAGTTGCGGGGTGGCTCTCTCCACACTGTACACACGATAAAGTTGCTTTATAGTCCCGCCATTTTTGTCTATATTTATCTTTATTGGCTTTTGTTGAAGCTTTAATTTTAGCGGTATGTTTAGCGTAATGCCGTTTAGCTATTTCTTTTTTCTTGGCTGGATCTTTAACTGGCACAATACACCCTTAGAAGTGCTTAACAATCTAAATATACTTGCATTCTATAGTAGATATGGTATAACAACAACATTCCGGGAACCCGGTGTATCTGACAGCCCCGGCTGACGACATGCAGACAGATACGCCTAACTTGCATGTAAGGACAATTCAACATGGCACAAACCACCTTTTCTGGTCCGGTCAATTTAGGTACTTTTACCGTGGCCACCGCTCCAACCACCGCATCCACAGGTTCTGTTGCTTACTTTAGCAATGGTGCTGCTGGCTCCCCTGTTTTGGCTTTCTATAACGGAACCAACTGGTTGCGCGTAGATACTTTAGCAGCTATTTCCGCATCCTAATAAGGAGCATCTATCATGATGCAAACAGACGTACTAAGTGGACATTTACATCAGAGTGGTTTTATTATTGCGCAAGCTCCGTCGCGTATTAAAGCTATTTCTATTAAAGGTGACCCTGCTTTAGCAGGGCAGTTTGATCTTTTTAGTAGTACAACTGCGCCTATAGCAGGTACTTATACCCAGTCTGGAACAACCATAACGGTTACAAAAGCTAATCACGGTATAAATACTGGCGATAGAGTAGGTATTACTTTTACGGATGGTACGGGCGGCGCTGGTTTTCCCGGCAACTATACTGCTACTAAACTAACTGCAAATACATTTACAGTAACTAGCCCAAATACACTTACCATTACTGGTACACCTGCATGTCTTTATGTAGCTGGCGATCTGGCATCTTGGCTTGTAACTTTTGAACTCACCGCTGGCGATACATACCAGAACTACTTTTTATTGCCCGGTGAAGGCATTCGTTCTGCTCTAACCGCCTACGCTGTCCTAACTAATATTGCTGTTGCGACGGTGTTCTATGGCTAAGTCTCCGGCATGGCAGCGCAAAGAGGGCAAGAATCCCAATGGTGGCTTAAACGCCAAAGGGAGAGCCTCTGCAAAAGCGCAAGGCATGAATTTGAAAGCTCCCCAGCCGGAAGGCGGAAGTCGGAAAAAGTCATTCTGCGCCCGTATGTCAGGGATGAAAAAGAAGCTTACGTCGGCGAAAACAGCAAATGATCCGAACAGCAGAATTAATAAATCATTGAGGGCGTGGAAATGCTAGACCAACACGAAGCGACTAAACACGCTATTGATGCGTTGTCTGTAATAACAGTATTGGGAACACTGATGGAAACATTACCAGCCATCGCGGCATTATTTACTATTATCTGGACAGGTATACGTATTTGGGAAACCAAAACTATGCAAAATTTTATCAACAAATTTAAGGAGTAACAAAATGAAAAAGATGTCAAAAGGCGGTCTTGGTACTGCAAGCAAAATGGGTCCAGTTAAAACTGCTGCTCCTAGCCGTGATGGTATTGCTGAAAAAGGCAAAACTAAAGGTAAAAATGTAAAAATGGGCGGTGCTGTACCAGCATTACGTGGCGCTGGTCGCGGTAGATAAGCATGATGGCCTCTCGTGGTATGGGTGATATAGCCGCATCCAAGATGCCCAAAGGCGTGAAAAAAGCACGTCGGGATGATACTGATTTCACCATGTATAAAAAAGGTGGGGCAGTATGGGATAAGCCAAGACCAAAAGAGTTAGGCAAACCAAAGAAGCTAAGTCCTGCTAAGAAGTCAGCAGCTAAGGCTGCAGCGAAAGCTGCTGGTAGACCCTATCCAAATTTAGTAGACAACATGAGAATGGCGAGAAAGTGATGGCTAAAAATTGGATCAAAGACGCGATAAAGAAACCTGGCGCACTACGGAAAGAGCTGGGCGTGAAGGCAGGCAAGACCATCCCGGCAAAGAAGCTGTCTGCAGCTGCGCAAAAACCCGGTACCTTAGGAAAACGTGCCCGACTTGCAGAAACGCTAAAAGGTTTCAAAAAATAAGGTAGATCATGCCGTACACAACTGCGACAACCAATTTTAATCCTGAACTCAATGAGTTGATGGAAGAGGCGTTTGAACGTTGCGGCGTTGAGATGCGTACTGGTTATCACTTTCGTACAGCAAAACGCAGTTTAAATTTCCTTATTACCGAATGGGCTAATAGAGGTATTAATCTTTGGACGATTGAACAAGGCCAAATACCATTAGTACAAGGACAGTATATATATGATCTACCTAATGACACCGTGGATTTATTGGAGCATGTTATTCGCACTAATCCCGGACAAATTGGCAGCCAAACTGATATTAACATCAGTAGAATTAGCGTTTCCACGTACTCAACAATCCCAAACAAAATAACGCAAGGACGTCCAATTCAGGTGTGGGTAAACCGCCGCTCCGGGCAAGCTAGTGCGTTAGAAGTAAATACACCCGCTGTACCACAAATTTATGTGTGGCCTTCACCAGATCAAGGTAGTGCTGAAACACCATTTTATTATTTTGTGTACTGGCGATTACGTCGTATTGTCGATGCTGGTACTGGTACAAATGTTGAAGATATACCATTCCGTTTTCAGAACGCATTAGTAGCTGGCTTGGCATATATGTTAGCCGCAAAACTACCAGATATGGACCCTAATCGTATTGCTATGTTGAAAATGCAGTATGATGAAGCATGGGATTTAGCATCATCTGAGGATAGAGAAAAAGCACCTGATCGTTTTGTACCGCGCATGACCTTCTATAGGTGATGTATGGCAAGTAAATATTCGTCAGGTAAATATTCAATCGCCGAGTGCGATAGATGTGGGTTTAGATACAAGCTAAAAGAGTTACGTAAGTTGACGATCAAAACAAAGAACGTCAACATAAAAGTGTGTCAAACATGTTGGGAACCAGATCAACCGCAGTTGTCATTAGGTCTATATCCAGTTAATGACCCACAAGCAGTTAGGGAACCGAGACCAGATAATAGTTACTATCAGTCAGGGTATAACGGACTACAGATAACTGGAACTAATGGGCCGGGCATAGACCAGACTGGGTATCCAGGAGGTGGTAGTAGAGTATTTCAGTGGGGTTGGTCGCCTATTGGTGGCGCAAGTTATAACGATTTTGGACTTACACCGAATTATTTAACTTCGGTTGGAATTGTAGGAACCGTGACAATCACGACGACATAGGAGCAGGATATGGCAAAAGAAAATATGAAATCAGACATGGCGCAAGATAAAAAGCTTATTAAAAAAGCTTTTAAACAGCACGATAAACAAGAGCATAAAGGTAGTAAAGGTACTACGTTGAAACTCAAAAAAGGTGGTGCTGCGTGCTATGCAAAAGGTGGTAAAACTGATGCTCAGATGAAACAAATGGGTCGCGGTCTTGCTAAAGTAGCTAACCAAAAAACAGGCTAAGGAGCAGCTATGGCTAAGTTTTCTAAAAAAGTAATGGGCAAAGAAGTTGGTCAAGCCGCTGTCTACGCTAAGCCACATACTATGAGTGGTAAAAAAGTTAATTCTGATATTGGGTATAAGACCGACCCTAATACAATGAACGCTTTGGAATCTACTCCTGGTGGTATGCCTGCTCGTCGTGTAAGCATGGGTAATCCTGCTTCTACACAAATTAATAAAAATGGCGAAACAAAAATCCGTGGTACAGGCGCAGCAACTAAAGGCGTAATGGCACGTGGACCAATGGCGTAAGAAATGACATACACCGAACTTACAGATGCAATCATTAACTATACGCAGAACGATGACCCTGCGTTCATAGAGTATATACCTACGTTTGTTACGCAGGCAGAAGAGCGCATTTATAACTCGGTGCAGATACCACCGCTTCGTAAAAATGTAACAGGATTGCTTGTAGCGGGTAATAAGTACTTAACATGCCCTGAAGATTTTATGTCAGTGTTTTCAATGGCTATTACAGATACAGCTACTGGATATGAGTACTTATTAAATAAAGATGTAAACTTTTTACGTGCTTCCTATCCAGATCCAAATGAAGTAGGTACCCCTAAGTATTACGCATTGTTTGGTCCAAACGTAGTTGCTAGCGTTGCGCAAGATTATTTAAGTTTTATGTTTGCACCTACACCAGACGTTGCTTATACAGCAGAGTTACATTATTACGCGTACCCTGAATCAATTACTGTAGCAGGTGATGGCACTACATGGTTGAGTTTGAACTACTCCCCTGTACTACTGTATGGCTCTTTAGTTGAAGCGTATATATTTATGAAGGGTGAAGCTGACCTTATGGCAGTTTACGAAAAGAAATATCAAGACGCAATTGGTCAATTGAATCGTCTGGGTACTGGACTTGAACGTGGTGACGCATACCGTGATGGTCAGGCTAAGATTAAGGTTAATCCGTAATGGCTATACAACAAGGAATAACTACTAGTTTTAAACAAGAGATGCTGCAAGCAGTGCAGAATCTTGTATCAGATCAGCTATATATGGCGTTGTATGATGGCTTTGCTACATTAGGTCCTAATACAACAGCGTATATAACAGAGAATGAAGTGTCGTCTGATGGTACTGGGTATACTGCTGGAGGGCTACCATTGACAGGAGTATCACTTAATACCGATTACAATACTGGTTTGGTTTATGTAAGCTTTGATAATGTGGTGTGGGACCCAGCAACATTTACAACGCGTGGTGCATTAATTTATAACGTAACGCAAGGCAATAGATCTGTTGCAGTAATAGATTTTGGTTCAGATAAAGTGGCAACAAGTACACTTACCGTGACAATGCCCGCTAACGCACCGACAACAGCATTACTACGTTTTACTTAGGAGATACAAAATGGCGCTAATCACTACAACTAAAGGCGAGATGGATGAAGCTCTCCTTGATAAAAAAGACGGTACTATTGACAACGATAACGAAACTACTCATTGGGTTGAGTATTGGCTTGACGGCGAGCTGGTACATCGTTCAGTGCATATGACATTGAAAAAATTTACAGTAACTGGCGAGGCCGTCGCCGCTTCTTTTTAATAGGAATTAATCATGGCAAATACTCAAGCAATGTGCACCTCGTTTAAAGGCGAGCTTCTCACTGCAACACATAATTTTGGCACTGCACCAACTCGTGGTACCACTGTTGCTGATACATTCAAAGCAGCTTTGTACATAACGACTGCTACAGTTAACGCGGGCACTACTGTTTATTCTGGTACTAATGAAGTATCTGGTAGTGGCTACTCTGCGGGCGGTATAACTATTTCAGGTAGCCCCGCTTGGAATGTACCTACTACTAGTGGTACAACAGCGTTTACTACCCCAACAACTTCACTTGTATATACGTCTGTTACCCTCACAACGGCATTTGATTGTGTATTAGTTTATAACAGCACCCAATCAAACAAAGCTGTTAGTGTACATACATTTGGTGCACAGACAATTACTTCTGGTACATTTACGTTGTTAATGCCTACCAACGCTGCCGGTACCGCATTATTGAATATAGCTTAACTTAATAAAAGGCGAACGGAGAAGCCATGTTATTTGGTATAGATTCGTTCGCCGAAACCCCTTTTGCAGCGTTACCTTCTTCGCTGCCTCCCGGCACAGTCCAACTAACTGGCCTTATAGCCACAGGTACCGCAGGTACTGTTGTTGCAGTTGGTGGGACGTCTTCTGTACTTACAAATGTAACTGCTACTGGTAGTGTTGGGGAACTTTTGCCCACTATTAGTAAATCCATTACCGGTGTTTCAGCACTTAGTATCGTACGTGGGTTTGTCGAACAACACACTAGCGCAGTTGAACTTACCGGTGTCATCGCAACAGGCAGCGTAGGGAATGTAATATACGATACTGTTGGTGGTGCGTCATTAACTGGTGTAACTGCTACAGGATCTGTTGGAACCGTATCCCTAGACACAAGAACTCATACCTTAACAGGTGTTACAGCTACAGGGTCTGTAGGTTCAATTTCCGTTGGTGGGCAGGTATTAACAGGTGTTACAGCTACAGGGTCT